TGCCGGTGTCAGCGTACACTGCGCCACCAGAAATCTGGAGCAGCTTGCTCATCTTGGCCGCTGCGTTCACTGCGCTGACCTCCTCGCCGTTGCTCTCCAGCAGCAGTTGGTCCTTGAGCTCCTTGTAATACTTGCGCTGGTCTGCTGACAAGGGGGCCATGCGTGTGACGTGCGTTACAGCTGGTAAGTCCAAGCACTCGGCCTTGGTGAACCGAATCGCTGGCTGCAACATCTCAAACACAATCTTCTCGGCTTCGGGGCGCGGCTCCCAACGATACATGCCGAACTGCTGCATGACAGACTCGCGGTAGTCCCCGTAGAAACGCGGTGCCCGCGACGGTACGCACAGCTTGCCAAGCCCGTAGGCGTCGAGCGGCGACTGAGCGGCGGGTGTACCAGTTAGCAGCCACAGCCACGAGTCTTCACGCACGAGCTTACGCATCAACTTCCAGCGCTGTGTCTGCACGTTCTTGTAGGCGTTGGCCTCGTCTATCACCACAAGGTCGAACATGTTCTTGTCGAGCATGGACGCCGCGATAGCCGGGATGCCGTCATAGTTGATGACCACAAACTCTGCCGCGCTGCGAGCGATCTTGTTACGCTTGTCAGCGGAACCGTACGCTACGTCCACGGTACGATGCACTGCGAACTTGAACAAGTCCTGCTGCCATGCCGACTGCATGATCGACAACGGACACACAATCAGAACCCGCTTGATAGCGCCGATGCTCATCAGGTAGTCTGCCGCCCAAATAACTGACGCGGTCTTGCCCGTGCCCTGTTCGTTAAAACAGAACGCCCGCTTACGCAGTGAAAGAAAAGAGGCCGTTTCTTTCTGGTGATCGAACGGGGTAAGCGCCATAGGTCGCGGCCACTTGTAGTCGCGGATGATAGGTGACGGGACGTTCTTGACATTGAGCTTGCTCAGCGTCAGGGCTTCCTTAAAACCCCAGTTCACAGACACCTCGTACCGGCCATCCCCGTAGTTGTTGACTATCTTGCTCTCAGGGATGGTCTCGGTGATACGGGCGGGGAACTTGGTCTTGATGACCAGCGTACGACCTGCTAGGACTTGCATTACTTCATCGACCCATCTGAGTTGCGTTTGAACGAACGGTTTTTAGACGGTGACTCAAGCCGCACTCCGTCAGCATTGCTGCCGCCCTTGCTGAGAGCTTTAACGTGTGCGACATCCTTGCCCGCCCGGTCTACACCCTTGGCGTCCAGCTTGCGCCGCGCCTTCTGGCGCTCCAGCTTGTTGGGGATGTCCCCACGGTCAAGCTGCTGCTGGTACTCTTTTTTGTAGGGGCGGGGTTTATTTACGTATGCCATTTTTCTGCTCCTTCATGAGTAGGATTACATTGGTGAGAATGCGGGCCTCCGCTACCAGCGCAACAGCCTTGACTAAGGCGGCGTCATAGTCGTTTTCCAACAGGTCATTGTGCATGTGTTGAAGACATTTTTCAACCCGCATCATAGGCAGCGCGTAGTCATCAATGTCAGTTTTTTCGGTGGTCATAGGTTATCCTTTTGCTTTACTGTAAACGGTGAATTGCTTGGGCTTCAGTGCGATCAGGGCTTCTGTCTTGTTGGTGAACGCCAGAGTTCCATTGAGTGGGTCTCGTTCACGCACCCGCTCAACGGTCTTGGTTGACATTGTGCTGCGCTCGTAGCTAGCATCGTACGGTGATGGCTTCTCGCCTCTGCGTGTGGCCTCTTCTACGACGTAGCGTTTCCACTCAAATGCGTTGGCGGGTGATTTAGGTTTAAGGTCTTTCAAAACAAAACATCCTTTGGTGGGGTCATAACGGGATAGGGCTGCTGTCATTTGTTTCCTTGGTTTTAAATGGGCGTCCGCGCTTCTTTGGTGGCGCGACTCGCTCCTCAGTTGTAAATGTGTGGTTGTTGGCGCATCTCCTTCTGCGCTCTACAAAGCCACCCAAGTTCTTTGTCTGTTCGACTGTCGTCCACTCGTTACAGGTTGGGCATTTCAAGTGTTCTTCTCCTTGGTTCAGGGTCACGCCAGATGTCCGGTGTTGCCCATGCAAACAGGCAGTGCCACATAGTTGCGGATTTATTCCCAAATAGGTCGTAAAACCGTTTGGCCATGTCAAGCTGGTTCTCACGCTCTTGCAGCCACCATTCATGTGCGGTTGTTGGCCTCATTCCTTGTTCCTCCAGATGCGGACGGCTCGTATGATTGAGTACCACAGACTCCGCTGCATAAGCTGCTGTTTTAAACGCTCGTTCTCCAGCATCAACTCACTGTTATGCGTGGACATCAGGTTCCATGCTTTTTGTATGTCTTCCTGTTTCATGTGTTCTTCTCTTTGAGTTTGGCTTCAATGGCTCGGGCAAAGTCAATGCGGTGTTGTTCAAACATTAGATGCGGTAATGGATCTAAGTTGTGAATTTCACCAATCGTCAGCCCTACCCACTTCTCGCAGTTGTTTACGCTTTTAAGCCCCATCGCGTTGGCTACGGCTCGGTCAAGTGCGGCGGTCATGTGTTCTTCTCCTTGAGTTTGGCTTCGATGGCTCGGGCAAAGTCATCAATCTCCCCGCCATAGCAGTTTTGAATTTCATCCTCCGTCAGCCCTACCCACTCTTTGCGTATGAACACTACGCCCTTGGTCTCACGCTCATCATGCATCGGGCATCCGCGCTCGGCGCATCCTTCGTCTAATATCATGTGTTCTTCTCCTCTTCGGGCCACGAGTTGGCATGCAAGACCGCCTCAAGGTGTTTCAGGTTCAGAGGTTCGCCAAACTCCTCTTTGTGCTTGTGCATGATTTGGCCAAGCCAGATTAAACGGTTGAGCGTTTCCTCTACGGACAGACCAAGCATTTCATGCAGCTTCTGTTTGCTCATGTGTTCACCTTTGGGCCGTACGGCGTGTTCAAATTCTCCGCAGAGAACTTTTGTTCCGCAGTCTTGAACGTAAACGTCCAGTCGTTTGCGATTAACTCAAGCCGTTTAATCCCTGCGGCTGCGCCAGCACCCCAAGAGAGAGCAAACCAGTCAGGCCGCTCGCTCCACACACCGCCTACGTTTTGAACCAGTACTCTGTTAGTCACGTGTTCTTCTCCTTGAGCTTGGCTTCAATTGCTTTGCCAAACTCAATCGCACTGTGCGTTATCGTCAGGTGCAATAGCGCGTTGCGCTCCTCATCCGTCAGCCCTACCCACGGCTGCTCAAGATACAAGCCCACGGGCGGACCCAGATCGGCTACTGTCGGCGTTTTAAAAATGGTATGCGGGGCAAGCTCTACATAACGAGCAGCCACATCGAGATACGCTATAGGCATTTTCATGCGTTCAACTCCTTGCTAGGCCACTGCGCCCAAAAAACAGGCACGCCAATAATTTCCTCTTTGCCCGTAACCCGTGTCACAAACTCAAGTGGCGACACCTGAACAGTGTCTGGCTGTGCCAAGGCTTCTTTGATGGCATCAATTGCAACAAAGCCCGCTTCACGCTCGGGGTCAGTCCAGACAAACTTCATGCCGTTTTCCAGCGCCTCCAGCGCCAGCTTCAGTGCTTCTTGTGTCATGTGTTCTCCTGTGGTGGTGTGCATGTGTGAATCGTGGTCAGGTCAGCAGTGCGCTTGCCGCACCTCGGGCAGAAGTTGCGTTCCTCTGGCTGTGCCAAGGCGTCTATCCATTCGCGCACCTGTGCATCGTCAAGCGACAAGCCTCGTTTAGTTGCAAAGTCTTTGATTGCATCTGCTGCTGGCGCTGCGTCATCAGCAGCCGACAAAACAATACGATCTTTGCGCGAGGTAAGGTAGCCCATAAAGTCAAACAATGCACCAGCAATAACAGTGTGCGCCACCGGCTCCTGCTCTGGCTGTGCCAAGGCTTCTTTGATAGCGGCGATTTCTTCGTCAAACTCACCAGCAAACATGGAGTCCTCGTGGTTCATACTTTCAAACCTTTCCAGCGCCTGCTTCAGTGCTTCGTCTTTAGTCATGCTTGTCCCCTTGCTCGGATAACACGGGCAAGAACGTCAACGCCGTACAGGCCGCGCTTTTCGTACCACTCATCACACACCTTCGCACAAGCCTCACGCTCATCAGCACGGGCAAGCTCAGCAAAGCGTTCAAGCTGCTCCTCCTTGTCAAACAACCAAGCATCACCCATAGGTAGTTCGCTAAGAAAGCCACCCGCTTCACACGCCATCTCAATGTTTGTTTTCATATCAGTAAGCTCCAAATCCAAACGCCAGTAAAGAACAGCCCAAGGCAGATCACTGCCAGCACTGTAAAAATAGACCAAAGCATGAATGCTCCAATCCTGTGCCATGTTTCCGGCACGGGGTCGATGTCATCAGGCACTGCCGGATACGGCTTGACCTTGCGGGTTTCTTCGTTCATGCTTTCCTCGCTTTCAGCATTGCGTCTGCCAGTGCGTATGCTTCTTGAGCAATGATTGGGAAATATTCATCCCAGTCCATTTCGTCGCTAACAGTGCCAAACTGGGTTCTTCGATAGGAAATAATAGTTTGCATCGCCTTGGCCGCAAAGTAATCGCGCAGGGTCATGCCGTCATAGAGCGAATTTTCAACGCCGGGATGGCATGGAAACGCTGGCCAACCTGTTTCTGCTGTCATGCTGCCTCCTCAGTCTTGCCCAAGTACGCCTTCAGCCGCTTAACTCGTTGCTTGTTGTAAGTCACCAGCGCTTGGGCGTACTCGACCCCTGATTCAGCCTTCAACAATTCATGCTCGGCGTGCATCAACTCGTGCGTAACGGCTTGTGTCGGCGTCACGGTCTTGAGCATTAACCTCAATTCAGTCCACAGATATTTCCACATGGTGCCCCCTAATCAACTGCGGCTTATGCCCGGCGGGAACGGCATCACGTACCCTGCGTTGGGTAAGAGTTGGCGCGGCTCATTGAAGAACCTACGCTCGGAGACCGTCTTCTCGGTGTGAAACTTCTGCGGAATCGCGTCGTACACATCTTTGATTGTTCGATCTAAAAATTCCATACGCCCCGACGTTGCCGCAGACATCAGCGCGTTTTGCAGATGTATAGGCAGCAGGGTGTGATGTGGGTGTTTTGTCATGTTGTGTCCTTGGTTGGGGGAGGGGGTGGGGGTACTCGCTGCACGGGATTTTGTTTTCTATGTCAAGCGCATACACACACCACATTTTCTGCGCTCAACATAATCCATTAACCTAATCCAGCATCCGCTTTCCCCCCGAAACTTAAACTCTTTTGCCTGTCTGGAGTCTGTCGGCGACCAGCTTGGCGTAGCCCGCGATGTCAACCCAACTATCAGCGTGGTCAGGGTCACCGTTCACGATACGGCCTAGCTTGGCGCAGATCATGTCCAGCGCCTCGGCTTGGTCGTACGCGTACGACTTACCGTGGACGCCAGAGTGCTCACGCAACACATTCTTGAGTTTGTAGGTAACGGCGGCTTGGTCTGCGAACCTGCCGTACGTACTGCCCCGCTGTGCCAGCGTTGCATCAATGCCTACAGGTGTGGCGGCACTGGGTATAGGAGGAATCTCAGGCGGTTTGCGAAGTTCGGCTTCAATGCGGTTAACTGTTTTTTCAATCGCCTTGTTCATGCTTCGCTTGGCCATGTACGCAGTCTGATACGGAACGCCAAACTCGGTGGCGACTTGCGCCACAGTTTGCTCGGGGTTGGCTACCATGTAGCGGCGCATCTTTTCAACGCGGGTAAGTTTCTTAG